TGTAATCGCTCTGGATGCTCCATTGCTTTTTCAGTTTTGTAGCAATGCTTAACATCGCACCAAATACGATTGCCTATTTCGTCCTTTATATATTTTTCGTATCTCAATACAGGAAGTAACTCATCTACATGCCAGCCTTTCGTAAGTTCACAACCACAATAAGCGCATTTACCGTTGTACTTTTGGAATATTAATTGGCGTTCAGACTTCTTCATGACCTACTTTACAAATCCCAATATACAATATCCATCGATTAGACCAAACTCAACTGCATCGCTTAGAACATACGAGATAGTTTTATATGTAAAGTTTGGCATGCATCTTTGTAGATTAACATCCCACTCGATCAATTTTATTGAGTCACCAACTTTATATGGTCGATCAAACTTTCTTATCTCAAAGGTCTTTTTGCCATTTAAAACATCGTTAAAATATGGCTGTATTGTTTTTAGTTCGTGTGTCATCACCTATTTTTTAAATTGTTTACTGCTTGTCTTTACGCACTAAATCTTCGATGTAAGCAACTTGGCTAGCCTTTGACCTAATTATATCAATCACATCATCAGAGAGCCTTAAACTAAATGCTTTCTTTGTTTTTGGCTTCTTTGGTCTGCCTACTGATTTTTTATTTGTCATAGCCTAATTTCTTTCTGTATCCAATTATATGCCTTTGTCTTGCAATCATCAGCAGAAGCAGCGCTAAAGAAAGATTTGTATTTTTTACCTTTATTTTTTTTAGTGTATGGATTAATAATAGTCAAATCTTCTAATGATATATACAAGTAATAATCACATCCACACTGTCTTAGGTGCGAGAAGCTTCCCGTATGTTGAGTATATTTTTTAAAATTCAAACATCTTGAAGTGGATATGAACTGTTCTAAGCTCATATCCCAAGTTTCAACTTTATGCTTCATCTATCTGAAGCATCTCCCATCCATTATCTTCAGCTATATTCGTAGCCTCAATAGTTGCGTCTTCAATTAAAGAACAACCTTTAATGGTTCTTCTAATTTTAGAACCGTTACCATCTTCGAACAAAACAATAAATAAAACCATAATAATAAGTCGGTTTGTTTGCTCCGACAATTCAAATGTACAACTAATTATTGTAATTACAAATATTATTTAAAATAAAATCAATTGTATCTGTTATGTTACAATCCATACACCAACATACCAGCGTCACGTCCATGCTCATTAGTTGAATATTCGTAACCGGTTAATTTTTTAAAGCTATCTGCTCTTAACTTAGTTTTATTATCTTTTGGAGCAATCAATTCAAATGGAATATTATGGTCTGTTAAAAAATCTTCCCATATTTTACAGTCACGTTTTATTGATCCAGCACCTTGCAACTTTTCACGGCCTCCAGTAAAATACTTTCTTTGCCTTGCATCTTCAATCCTCACCAATTTAATTAACGGTTGCTTTATGAGAACGTCAAGGAATACGCGATGTATTGGCAAAGAGCAAACATTTGATAGCTTATTATTTGATTGATTATAAATAGCATATCCAGTATTTACTCCAGGATCTATCCCGATTATCAAATAAGGTTCCGCTGAGGTTATTGTTTCCATTATTTGATTAAGTTTTTAGAACAACTATATTCAATATCTTGCTTGTTACCTAATGCAATATCAACTTCAGTTTGAAAATCAAAACCACGTTTTTCAATAAATAAAGTCATTACTGAAAATAATCCAAACATGCTATCTTTTGATAATAACATTGAATGATTTCCTCTACCGCTAGAGGCAATATTTTCTACAGATAAAATAAAGGATTCATCTTCAAGCTCGCAAACGTTCACTATTCTGTTATCTTTAAATGTAGCTTGAATAAATTCTTTTATTTCTACTTCCCTTATGTTTCCTGCTCCACCAATTTTAACTGTTCCGTAATTTTCAATTCTTTCCTTTTGCATGTTTCTGTTTTTTATACTGTAAATATTCAGCCCACGATCGGACCGTAACTGTTAGGTGCTTTATCTTGTAGGTGTGCATTTAGAATAGTTTGATTTGTGATTGGTGCTGTTGTAGGCGCTTCATTGCTGCGTCGAAATAGTCTTTGTCCAATTCGCATGCGGTTAAATCAAAACCGTAATCGTGGCAGGCTATGGCAATTGAACCTCCGCCAAGATTTGTATCTAAAATTTTATCTCCAGCTATTGCATATTTATCTAAACAAAACTTATATAGAGGTATGCATTTTTGAGTTGGATGTATTCTAGCTTCAGTAGTATCTTGTATTCTATAAGTGAACTTTTTAACAGATTTATTAAATGAAGTCCAGGCAAGTTCACATTCTGAAAAATCTACTTTACCACTAATTTTTTTATCCCAAACAATCCACCCATAAGAAATAGGTAATTCAAAACAATTACCTCCCCATATAATTTGATTTTTTGAAACCCTAAATAATTCTTTAAAAAAATCTGGAGATGGAGCAAATTTATCCCAATCTTTTTGAATGTGTTTTTTCTTCTCTCCCTTTCTTTTACCCATATTCATATTGACACCTATCCCATATTCAGGATCTACAATAGCCAAATCGAAATGTTTATCTGGATATCTGGCCATTAAAGCCATATTGCATTCATTAGTAATTTGTATCATAATTTCACTTTAAAAACTGTTTTGCCTTTTCGTTGATTAAATTTTCACCGCTTCGATTTTCCCCTGTTCATCCCAAACTTTGATGGTGCGCCTTAGTAGCGTTTGATGTTCACCTTTTTCCGACTTGAACTCATCGTGCGTTGTGGTAAGAATATGTTCCAATTTCTGATCAGCGTTAAGCCTAAACGTATTGACTTCACTCTTTATTTCAGTCGATCCGATTAAGCGCCAATTTAAGCCGTCCTGCTTGAACGAATTGTGCAAGTACATACCATTTACCGAAATCATCTTAATATTGCTCATAATTAAAAAGGCGCTTCTTCTTGTTCATAAAAATTGATGTTTGGTCTTAATGCTGTTTCGGTCTTTGGCTTATCAACATAAAGCCAATTAACGTTTGGATCATCACCTGCCTCATAAAACCTTGCGTTTTCTTCATTATAAAGGTAAAGAGCTAAACCCATTTTACCCAAGTGCTCCCACTTTACTTTCTGGAAATGTACTTCAGTTTCATTTGTTACCATGTTACGGAAAATAGTAAATCCGTTTTGGGTCATGTTAAAGAAGTGTGCCGAACCGCTGATGTTGTAAAGGTTTGGAATTAGATAATTGCTACCATCAGCATTCTTACTCATCTTGGTAGGATGCGCTACCAAAAACACATGTACCCCGTTATTCTGCGCAAATGTGATAATCTTAACTAAACAACTAACTATCCACTCTCCGTCATTCATTCCGTTTGGTTTGGTATTTTCAATCCTATTCCATGGATCCAAAATTAATCCTTTGATACCTTTTCGTGTAACCAACATCTTTGCTGATTGCAATATTCCATCCAATGAATAGCCGCTATCTGGCTTAATTAAATGGTATCTATCCTTAATCCAATCCTTACAAAGGCTAAGCTCATCCAAATCAATATTGTTCTTTGAGAATTTTTTGCCGACCAATCTTTTTATCAACCTTGTAAAGTAAAAGCTCATCGGGTGGCTTTCTGGAGAACATACACCAAAACGCCATTCAGAATTCAAACAAAGTCCGATACTTATCTGATCAAGGTATATTGATTTACCATGTCCTGGAATTCCCGTTACCATTGTCAATTCACCTGGCATACATCCTAAATGCTCATCAAATTGCCTATCTCCAGTCTTTGCACCCTTTGGCATACCGTTATGGTAAATATCCATAATTCCCTCCCATTCATCCTCAACACCAAATACTCCCTGCATCGGGTATTCCTTAGCGCATTTTAATGCGTTTAAAAGACTTTCTTTTCCTTGACTAACTAATTTATCGTTAGCATCTTTACAATCGATTAAATCTACCTTAAAACAACGCTCGTAACCCAAACGCCTTGCGAGTTCATCCCTTAGTTCTATACCAACCTCATCCCCATCTGTTGAAATGTAAATCTTTGTTTTATTTTCAAGATATGGTAAGCAGTTTTCTATCCATTCCATCTTAGCATTCTTACTTGCTCCGTTCGGAACGCTTACTGCAAATTGATAACCAGCTTCATGGTAGCTCATTGCATCAATTTCGCCCTCGGTAATCAAACATTCATTAGAGTCCTTAATTGCATCAAGGTTATAAAGGATTAACTCTGCATCCTTAACCAATTTAAAATGCTTTGATCCTGTTCTGAATTTTGTATTGATCAATTTTCCATTTCGGAAGTAATTGAATTGAATGGTATTCATTTTCTTCAAATCCTGAGGCATATATTCTTCGCCTTCGGTTATTTTAAACTCAATCAATGTCTGTTGAGATATTCCACGACCAAAGAAATAATCAACTGCATTTTTGCTTAAATCAGTTCTATTGTTAAATGTTGGCCTAAAATATTCTTTGGTTGGTGTTTGCATTTCCTGTTTGATTACAAAGGCACTTTCACAATGTGCGCAACGGCCAACGTTCTTATCGTTGTTCCAGCTAAAGCACTTATCCGTTTTCTTTTTTCTTAGGTGGCTGCATTTCGGGCAAACCATAACTTCTTCTCCAGATGTTTTTTTAACATCAATTGAAAAATCTGATCCTGTTGCTAATTCGTGGATAATCATTAGAATACAAAATCGCTCCTTGTCGATTTTGGTAAAGTTACCTTAGCAACCCAATTTTCAGAATTCCAAGCGCCATCTAAAAACTGCTCTTTAGCTGTACCGATAAAGTTTTTGAAAGAGTGGGTAAATTTCGGATTGGCCATTTTTATTTTTTTGTATGCCTCAAATTGAACGATAAAATTTGATATTTGTCCTGTATGTATCAATAGCTTTACAAAGATTCCGCTATCTCTCATTTTGTCAAAATTTGCAGTCTCAGTAAAATTGAAAAACTTAATTATACTTTGTATAATTTCATCAGCATTAACACTTACATTAACATTAACATTAACAGGTTTTTTGGGTTCTAAAATAACCTGTTGGGTTTCTGTAGGTTTTTTTGGGTTTTCTTTATTAGAAGGTCTACCTCCTTTATTCCCGTTTTCCCTGCTTCGTTCTGCTCTTTTCTCCCACTTAATCAAGTCACGTTTTAAAGTATCTTCAATATCAATGAACATTAATTTAGTTGTCCTATCAGGAGCTACTGGATTAAGGTCATTTACATACCTAAAGAAATGTTTAATCAAACGTCCAGCCTCATCATCTTCAAGCTCTTCAAATTTTTTTATCCAACTGGCATAAACAACAACACCATTTTTATCTTCAGCCATTTTTACGCTCCTTCCATTCAAATTCAAAACGAATAGACAACGCATCGATTATGGCACTTCTAGTTTGTGACAAGGAAGTATTTTTGTAGTCGAATTTATCAGACGTATAAAAAGGATAGCTCCTATGGGTTGGATCTACTGGAATCACATTGAATGAAAATTGGCCATTTGATATTGTTCTAATTGTTTTATATCCTGGAGTTCCCTCCAATAGCATAACATCGATACCGCATTCGTTTGAATTCATTTTCAATGAAAGGTCTTTGCATTTTTGTAATTCCGAATCTGTTAATTCAAATGGTTTTACCTCGGCCCAAACATTTATATCTTTAAAATATAAATCTGGTAAATAAAACCCGCTTTTAAGCTCATATCCTTCTAATTCGTAATCATAAGCCCAACCTAACGAATTAAAAAAAACAGCCCACCTCGCTTCGGTTCTACTCCTAAAATATCTGCTATCGTAAAAGGTATCTAATGGTATTAGTTCTTTCATTTTTAATTTTTATTAAAATATTACAGCCTAAAAAAATTAAACCGTTACCAGTTTAAGCAACGTGTTTAAATTATTCCTTATAAATTCAGGCATGGTAGCTTTACCATTTAGCATCATTGTTAAATGAGCTTCGGAAATACCTAGTTTTTCTGCAATAAATTTTTGCTTTAAACCACTGGCCTTAATTTTTTCCCTTAAATTCATATTCAAATATATTTAATTTTTATTAAATAACCAACTATTCCCTAAAATAATTTTAACTGTATTTCTTTTGGCTTGTAACCGATACGCTCCCAACGTTGCTTGAGCTGATCGTGCATGCCTAATTTACGGTAGACTAGCGCAAGGTAATATTCACGCTTGTGTATTCCCTCAGTCATAGTTAATTTTGCTATCTAGTACCAATGTAACCGTATCGTAAGAACGTTTCTTGGTAAAGTAATGAGCAGATAAAATCTTGCCTACCTGAAAACCGGATATTCCCAATCTTTCGGCGATGATTTTTAACGGCGTTCTGTTAACATAACGTTCTAGAACAAACGCAACCAATTTTTTGTCGAGTGGCTTTTTCTTGATCCTGGATAACTTTAGAAAATGCCTGTAGTTGTAAATAGTGTTTACCTGAAGTCCTAAAGCTTCACCCATTTCTTGATCTGTCTGTTTTAGCCAATTCTTTTGAATGTAAACTAAGCTGTCTTTTCCTGCTTTCATTTTATCGTTTCGTTAATATAGTCCAACAATGCTTTGGGAGTCTCGAATTTTTCTGGACGGATGGTAAGCAGAAATGCTTTTATTTCTTCTGAGGTCATAAAGCTTGCTTTTTGGTTAACAAAATTTCTACATGCTGATCCCGCAATTTTGCCCATTCATCAATACGTTTAATCATTAAATCGGTTACTTTATTATCCCTCGGAATAATGTAATCGTGCTGATAAGGCAATGAATTGAAAATTGTAAAGGGACTGAAATATGCTTTATCAGAACCCAATACCAACATTTGGTGTTGCATCTGAAAAATCCATTTGGGATCTATGTAATCAACACCGTAACGAAGCAACTTAAAGTAATGGTCTGATGATTGGCATTTACACTCTAAAGGATCCTTTCCATTTACAATGCCATCTGGAGTACTTCCTGTATTCAAACCCAACTCAAAGAATTTAGCCGGTTCAACTTTATTAAATTCAAGTTCCATTTTACGCTTGAAAATATCGAAGTTCAAAGGCTCTCTTTCCGAACCAATCTTCATATCATAGCTTTCGAAATCATCTTCCTGATCAATACCGAAAACAATTTCAATTGCCTTTTCCAATGCGTATGTATCGCCCATTTTATTTAGTCCCTGAATACCCATGATCTTGTGTATATCGGATGAGGTCGCTTTCCCCTTGCGTTGCAATTTATGCTCTAGCGTCAACATAGTCTTTATATAAAATTTCCATATCTGGAGTAATCTGGTAAATTGTTTTGATCTGATCGATCGTTACTTTCTTTTCACAAGCCTTTTCGAAATTAGCTTCAGTAAAGAAAGGTTTTGGTTTATCTTCTGGCATTATAGGTTTAATCCTGATACCGTCCTGAACCTTACCAAATGCCTTGATATCGCGCAATACATAAAACTCGACCTTTATTCCCGACCAATTACCGATATTCCATCTGGCAATTTCATCATATCCTTTTTGGCCAGCAAATCCAGCTATGATTTTACGATTGGTTGAATTAAGAACCATATCCTTTATTGGCTCTACAAAAGAACAAAAATAACCATCTGTCTTTTCTCCGCTTACGTCAACTTTTGTGTCGTACCACGCTTCTTTGATAGTGTAAACCATTGATTTACCCTCTACCGTCATTGCATCTAAATCCGCAGCAGCCAAATGTGTTGACTTGCGATACTTTCTGCAATCGATGTTTGTTTCTTTCATTGTTTTTTAAATTTAATTTATCTAGTCCAATCAAGAAATTTTTCAACTTCTAAATCTAAAAAGTGTTTTCTTATTCTTTGTGAAGCATAATAATCTCCAGATACATAAATCTTACCAGTAACATAAATATTAATTACTGCTCCGATATCTGTTTTGATTTGAAATCCATATTGGATATCACATTCTTCAATGATCATAATTTCGTTACGATCTAAAATGCATCGTATCTCATCACAGAGGTAATCGATTTTGTAGTGCATTTTTTTACGTGCCATAATCTTATGTTGTTATCGGTTAATGTTGGGTTAGAAGTTCAGGGTTTTGGTGAATGTTTCCGATTATTTCAAAATGTTTTCCTGTGCTGTCTTCAAGAAATGTTACATCAGTTGGCATACTTACCAAAGGATTCGTAAGGCAAAAAGCCCCTTCTATAAATTCTATCTTATATTTTTGAGGCTCCCAATTTTTACACTCTAAAATATCACCTTCATAAATTTGCCTTCCGCTCTTATCGTTTAATCCTATAAACTGTTCTCTGAATAATTGATTTAAGCCTTTAGGCCTTAACATCGGAGGATTATGAAATTCGGAATGACAAACTAATTCTCCCTCATCTTGATTATTATTCAGTTCGGATAAATCAACGTAGAAATATCCGTTGTTAAATGGAGTATTAAAATTTTCATATCCCAATAGATTTTTCGTTCCCTTTTCCCAAACTCTAAACTTAATCTCTCTGCTCATAAAAATAAAAATGGGGTTCGAAAGGTCGCACAACCAATCTAGCCCCAATGTTTTTAAGTTATTATTGTAGTGTGCGCTACTAAACTTCTAGTGTAAATATACGGGTTGTTAGCCGGTATATTTGTAACAATTAGGTTAGGTAAACCGCTGCCAATATCCCCATAACCAGGAAAAATATGTAAGCGTATAAATCCTGTCTTGACCTAGACTTTCTACGGTCGAAGTATGCTTTTTGTGATTGCCACATCATCTTAAAAATATATAAAGTGCAACACTTGATGAAAGCAGAACGAATGCGACAAATGCAATCTCAAATAGCTTATCTGCTAATTTACTTGGTGGCTTAACCTCTACCGGCTTAGGCTGTTCTTTGAAACGGTTTGTGAATAAATCTTTCATAAATCGAATTGTTCTTTTAAGTGGTTAATGATTTGTTGTGCTTCTGATTTAGTGATTAGAAAGTCATTATCATAATCTTCTCCAAACTCTTGAAATGTAGTGGATACGCATAATGTTTCATCATCTCTTTTTTTACAAAAAGCTATATGTCCATCTGCCTTTTCTATATATAAAACTTCGCTCATCTTATTTTGGTTTAGTTTTTACCGTCAATGTGTGGATATGTTAACTCCATAAATTGTTTGTTCAACATATTGTTAATTTTATCACTAAGTAAATGATATAGTTCAAAATCATTTACTTTATTATTTTCTGATTTTGGGTATCGATTATCTATAACCCATTGAGCAACTTCTTGTGGAGTATTGCATTCATCAATTGCCATTTTCAACATCTCCTATCATTAAAAGCGTTTCCAATAAAGCGGTATTCTTGAATGCAAGTTCCGCAGCCTTGTCCCAATTAGACAAAGCAATAGCTTTGTTTTGCTCTTTATTATTTTCGGCAATCTTTGCCTCTATTCTTTTTTTAAGCTTTTCCATTTTAATTGTTTATAGTGAGTTGTATTTTTCTACCGCTTGAAAAGGTTGCATGCAAACAAAAACTATCTCGCCATGATGCTCAACCTGAAAACCTCCGCTTAGTGTTGCATAAAGTTTTTTATTTTGTCCCATGCCTATATGAGATGCAAATAACATTCTTGATTTTTCGATATCTTCTTTCCAATCAATTAAATCTTTAACATCAATTTCGTGCTTTTTCATATTATTTCAAATCTCTATTGGTTTCTTGTGAGGTATTTTTTGCAAGATGTTTTGATGGGTTTTTATCGTTCCAGAAAGATGAGGTTGCAATTACCCAATTTTGGTCTATGTACTGATCAACTGTAATTTCCGTTGTTTCCCCGTCTTCTGGAGTTGCAGGATTTAAACACATTACGTTCATGCCATGCTCGTAAACGAATTGCTCAAGGGCGGAAATATGGTAAGATTTAACTATATCTCCTTTATGGTCTACGTATTCAATTAGGTCACCTGTTTGCTGCGTGTGGTTTAGTGCGATCATGTTAATCAGCTATATTGTTGTTTTTGCCAACACTAGTTAACAATGCAATTGCGCTTTCTATTTTAGAAACCTGTATTGCATCTTGAAATTTATTTTCATTCCAATCTTGTTTTATATCATATCTGATATTTAAAGCTATCTCCTCTAGTTGCTCAATTATTTTTTTCATGTTGTTTGTTTTTGTTAAGCAATGTTACGGAGTTAGTTTGATATTACCAAATGTTTTTAAATATATTTTATGTAAATAATATTATTTATTATTTTTCTTGTTAGTATGATTTATTTAATATATGTTTGCGTTATGATTTCAAACACTACTATTTCGCTTAATGACAAGGTCAAAAAAGCGGGACAAGAAAAAGCTAGAGACAAAGGAATTAGAGGTGGATTTTCTGCGTACGTAGAAACGCTTATAAAAGCTGATTTAAAAAAGGATGGTTTAACCTTTGAAGATAAATAACATGGCTCAAGAAGATAAACAAAATCAGTACACTATTAAGTTACTTTCGGCAATTCAAGGAGTTTTCGATCAAGATAACGACAATTTTATTGGAATGGACGAGTTAAAAGAATCTGATAATTTAACTCATTTTTTTCATGCTTTAGCTAACATGGCGCCAAATTATGTGTATAATGAAATTACGGGAGATGATCTAAATAACTTAGATTTCAATCATGTTGCAAATAAATTAGTTTTTCAATACGCTAAAAAGATAGATTAATGACTTATTTATTACTAATCCCCTGCATCATAATGGTTATCATGTTGGGCGTGTTTAGTCGGTCGATGATCAGAAATTCAAACAATTCATTTTAAAAACAATTAACCACAACTAAGATTATGAAAAACTTTGACATAACAACTTTAGATCAGCAATACGATAACGTTCGAATAGCTGAAAGTCACGATAATGCAGTTAGATATATTGTCTCAGCAGATAAAGGAGATGTTGGTGAAATATTTTACTTTAAAAAACAACCTTGGGAGATTAGATTATTTATAGACAATTTCCCAGGAACAAAAAAAGAATATTCAACATCAATTCCTTTTGAAAGTGTGAAAGAGTTTGAGGATAAACTTTTGTTTTTAGGATTAGTTCTCATTTCAGAAGAAAGAAGAACATCTACAGGTTCTTCGATTGGTTCTTCACATTGGTTTAATACTTTAATGGCAAGACATCTTCACATGGGTGAATTTTTGAAAGACCAACGGAGCATAGATAAAATTGAAAAAATCAAAATTCAAGAATGGGCAATTGATTTGTATGATAGTTCAAAAGAATTAATTCGTGGTTTTAAATTCATAAACAAATAATGTACTTCACCCACAAACAAGGCTCTGCTGAATATTTGATATTAGCTTTGCCAAATGAAGCGGAATATATAACATTGGAAACTAACCAATCAACCATTCCATATTCTCAAATGTTACAATTCATTAATGGTAATTTTAGAGGTTTACCTAATTCTGAAACCGTTGATATACCTCCCAACAACTACGAAATCATGTACAGCGGTCTATTGGATGAGGTGAGCGAGGATGTCGCCCGTAAAATAGTTAGACTTTATTTAGGTAAACATTTCAGGTATTATAGAAACTATCTAGATCCAATCCATAGAGTTTCTTCTGCTGCTTGTACTCCAATCGAAAGTTTTTTGTCGCTAATAAGGTCTAAAGGATGGTTGACTGAAAACCCTCATGGTTCTGAACCATTTAATAATGATATGTATTATCCTGCATCCATGAAAATAATGCAGAGGATAAAGGATGACTGGCAAGAATCCCAACAAAAAGTAGTCAACAAAATAGCAATATTAAAAATAGTATAATGGAAAATACCGTTGAAGAAATTCAGTTAAGAAGAAAAAAGGCTCTTGATAAAGTTAATGCTGAGTATTACGATAGGACATCAATTCATTACAGAGATAACGAAAGGTTTTCTTGGTCTGTAAAGGCAATTAATAAAATAAATGATGAGGATATTGAAAAGTTAACCCCACCCCTAAAAACAGATTGAAATGAAGAAAATAGAATACCATTGTGACGGACATGGATGTAAATCATTCTCCGTAAATAACGATCTACCTATTGGATGGATTGGAATCGGTTCAGTAGACGGACATTCATTAAAAATAACCAATAAATTGGAAAGCGCAATGCTGAATTCAATGGATAAACATACTGACATTCATTTTTGCTCAATAAAGTGTTTAACCGATAGATTAGTTGCACAATGACCAACTCCCAATTCAGATCCAACCAAATCGATAAGGCTATGAAAGCCATTCGACAAACCATCAACACAAAGTTCGATGGATATTTAACAGGAACTTTTTACTCAACTAGATTTAAGAAATGAAGAAGTCTGAACGCCAATTAATATTCCAAAAGTATAACGGTAAATGTGCTTATTGTGGTTGTGAACTTATGAAAGGTTGGCATGTAGATGAGTTACTTCCTGTATTGAGATATGAAAAATATCTAAAGGACGAAATAGGTAATCGTATTTGGTGCGATGTTAAGCATTGCTACAAAACTGAAAAAGCAATGGAGCATCCAGAGCGATTACATATTGATAATCAAAACCCAGCTTGCGCAAGTTGCAACATACTTAAGAGTTCACATTCAATTGAAGAATTTAGAAGGATTATTGGAGCGTTTATTAATTCGCTAAATTCATATACAAACCAATACAAGTTCGCAAAAAGATACGGGTTGGTTGAAGAAACAAATAAACCCGTTGTATTCTACTTTGAAACAATTTAAGATATAGAAATGAATCTAATCGAAATATTAAATAAAACTGCTGATTATTATTTAGCATTACAAACTTTCGAGGTTTTCAGTAATCATCGTAAAAAATATAACCATTCAGTTTTAAAAATGGATTACTTGCAAAAAATAATAATACCGCTAATTTAAAAGAGAATTTACACTCAACACGATGATAGCATAAATTAGGTTCGCATATTTTTAAAGTTTACCTTCAGCTTTGAATCCCTGATAAACTACTTCAGTTGTTAACGCTGACTGACCAAATGAAAGTCCAGTAAGATGCTTATTTATATCGGACGCCATCATATGAGATGGAGCACCATTGAAATTTATAAATTGACCCTGACCAATAACATCATCAGTTATATCTAATATTTTCTTTAACACTTCTATAGCTTCTAGTCTTGTTTTTTCGTCTAAATCACCAGGTATAACGTGGGTTATAAATTTTGCAGTATCACCACCTAACCATGTTTTAACATTCTCTACAATCATAATTCCGATTGATACTTTTGCCTTTACGTCATCTGGTACTTTATCATAAAGCTTAGCCACGAAAGACGGCCAATTTGATTTGAACAGGTTGAATACTGCTTCTAAGACTTTTCCTAATACTGTTTTCTTTGCCATAATTATTTATTTAACTGTTTGCTATTCCGTAGCAGATAACGCCGGCCAATCCGATCAATGCAATGGCGAACCATATCAGGCATCCGAGAGGGTTCTTTGCTTCGGGCCGGTTGGGTTTATGTATCATTACTTAGCTTCAATACCAAAGAAACGCGATACACCTAATACAAGCAAATCTAAAGCAGCCAATGCGCTTTGTATTTCCTCTTTACCAGTTGGTCCGATAAGTTTTGTAGAACTCACCCAAATAGCAAGAACCGAAGTAACTACAATCGTTAACTTTAAAGTGTCCTTCACCCATTTAGGTGTTTCATTTGTTAATTGGCCTAAACCAAATACAACTTTAGTTTCTCCTACAGGTAAAACTTTGTCGTTTACTATTACTTTTTTTGCCATTTCTCTATTTCTTTTTTTAGATAAACTTCGTACTCGGATATGTTCTTAAAACTCGAAAGGTGACGGATCGAAAGGTAAAAATCGTCGGGCATTATTTCTTGTAGGGCTTTAACCTGCTCAACCATGATTTTAAGAACTGAGTTTGATTACCTTTAGCTATTGAACGATAAAAATCTTCTCTTCGTCTATTAAACTCATTATAAATTATTGATGCTTCATGAGAATTAACAGCTTCGATTGTTTTGTTGCCAACCTGACCGTCTACATTTAGCGAAGTTGCAAAAGTTGAGTTAACAGATGATTGTAAAAACTTTGCGCTTCTACCCGTGCCAGAGTTAACGCCAAAGTCGTAAACTGTATTAGCTAATTGTTGATCGTTAATCAGATCCAACTTGTTTACATCCCAAAAGTTTTGTTTATAGAATGCACTAACCATAAAATGAATTGGTTCGCTTGATACAAGTGCAGATGAATTAACCCATTTTGCCAAAGACATTTTTTTGTCAGATTTAGCATACGATAATTTATACTTATCAATATATTTCCATCCATCCCATTTAGGCCAATAGTTACGGGCAATACCCGCATAAGTTTCTCCGCCTGTATCTGATGGGTTATGCGCCCACCCTCCTTCGTTAATTGAAGTTAATTTTTCAGCGACCTCGAATTTAGCCATGTTGATTAATCCCTCTTTTTGAGTTTACATTTAATATTGCTTTTTCAATAGGCCAATTTAACCTATTCACTCTAGCCGATAGTTTTGATTGAGTTATCTTGTACTTTTCACAAACTTCAGACATTGTTAATCTTACTCCATCAATTATAAAGATACGATTAGTTTTTGCATTTCTGTTTTGTACTAAATCGGTAGCCCATCTACAATTTTCTTTAGAATAACCTTTAAGTGTATCTTTTCTGTCTATTGACAAATCATGACCGTATCCGTTAGACAAAGCCCAATCCCTAAACATTTCAAATGAATTTTGCCATTCATCGCTTACTGTTAATCCTGAGCCTGCATAAGTAGGGTATTTATCTGCATGCTTTGAATTACACCTTGTCCTCATGCCTTTCCAAATATTGTATAATCTAGTGCCTTTACCACCATGTTTATACTTTGGATTTTTATTTCCTGATATTGCTTCTCTTTTCATAAAGCTAATATAAGGATTATTTTTCTAATATCCCCTCATTACGACCTGTTATTGCTTCGGCTATTTCAAACTTTGCCATAATTTATTATTTAATTTCTGAATGGTTTGCAAAATCGTCAACTGTTATCGATCGAAGTTCTTCCGATTTGTATTGCTCTACTTTTCTTTCGATAAGGGCCAAGCAAGCTAGGAATACTACCAAAGCTACAACCTTGACCTTTTTGCTTTCCATTAGCCTGTCCCTTAGTTCGTTCATAAATCAAATGTAGCAAATAGTTTTAATTAATCATAGCAATGCTTATACGGGATAAGTCCCATTTGAAAAACAGCTATCTAATGATAGTATCTAATGCCTGTTTAACTCAGCCTAAATTATCAATTCCCACGGTGCCTGCCCTTGCAGATTAGAGGTAAGTTGTATTTTATTCTTTACAGAATATCCCGACCATGTTGATGCCTATTGCTTAAAATCATTGCATGGATTTGTTTTCGTACAACCCGATAATAAAAACTTCCCGAATTTTTGTTTGACTTGCTTAACGGTCATGCAGTATTCTGTAAGTGGAACTGATATTTTAATAGTGCTAAAATAAGAAATCCCGCTCGAATAAACAAGCAGGATTTTCAAATATCTGATTTGAGTTCAGACGAACCGTTAAGCATCACAAATATAGCAAAAAATAAACCATTAATCAAAGTAGCATTGTCGTTAAACAAAAAAGTCCGCTACATTTATGCAACGGACTAACCAAACTTGACCTATGAAAAGTGTTTTTATTTATCTGGAACCATGATGCCGTTAACAGCAGATTGTAAAGCCCTGATTTCTGCGTCCTGAGAATTATCCTTTATTAACTGCTGTTTATCGGCTTGGTTCAATCTATCATTGATCTCGGCCATAACTTCAACTTTGACAGTATACTTTACAGCCTCTACTATCTTAAGTCCACCAAAGAACATTCCGCATAAAACCGTAGCCGTACTCGCCACCGTTGCGATCATGCTTCTGAACTCTGATTTTTTTATACTCTGTTGTAGTTCTTGTTCTGCCACTCTAGTCATAATTAATAGTTAAACAAATATAGTTCCAAAAATGTTATTCTGCAACATCATTTTGATCGGTCAAAGTAACGATAGTTCCATCCCACACCCATTCACCCTGACTAGCATTGCCATTGCATACCCACTTTCCTGGACCTGCCCCTGGTGGCCTTCCTGTTGGTTTTTGAGAGCCTCCACATAATGTAGGTTCATCGTCTTGTATATATTGTTCCATGGTATAAATTTTTTAAGGAATAGTGTAATAACTAGTGCCATTTGAAATCAATACAAGACCTGTTCCGTAGCTAGTACCAGCAAGAGATAAAGCATTTACATTGCCTGATGCATTTCTTATTGTTAGCTCTCCTGCATTTGTTTTTACCGTAACGGTACTCCCAGAAATGTTTTTAATAGTAATCTTCTTACCTGTCATTGATGATGCGGGCAATAGAGTTACATCAAATGCACTAGATGTTTCGCAAATCACCAAATCAACCCCAGAAGCAACGGTATAATTAGAATTTGCTATTGCTATGTTTGAAGCTACTGGAGAATAAGCGGATAAATCCGTAAGCCTTACTACATCCGTTGGGCTTACTGGTGCCTGTGCTACAATAACTTTATTTAGGAACCTGAACTGACCCTGCATCTCTGTCTCAACTGCTGAAGTTATGATGTTTGTATGACCCGCAATATATATATCTCCACTGCTATTTTGTAAATACCCGAAATCAATCCCACCATCAAAATCTTTATGACCAAATCTTGCCCATGAAGATCCCATACTCCAAGCTCCAAGCCTTGCATTGTTGGATGTTATTTTACCCTTAGATATTACGCTTGACGAAGAGTTTATCCCCATAGATATGGTGGGGTAGTTCAGTGAGTACGTTGTCTGGCATAAAGCTACCGAAATGCTAAACAAAAATGCTAATGTAATTGCTGTTTTTTTCATTGTTAAAAATATATATTGTAAATACTTGAAGGATTTAGACCGCTTATTATTTTGCTTATATTGTTGTAGGAAGCAGGTACGCTATCGCCCGTCGTGGCATCATAAACAGTAAACTTTGGATTTTCCGGAAGTCCAAAAATCAAATGAAGGTCTACTTCTCCATTGCCATCTGCTACCTGGCCAATAATTGGTATGTAATCGCTTTCTGCGTCATTAAACACCGCTTTGTACATATCCTGAACAAATTCTTTTACCGGTGGGAAATAGATCTCCTTAAGACCAATCTCCGACGGATGGTTTATTGCATTTCCATTTTCAGGCAAAGCACCCCAAACCTCGGCCTGTGTAAATGATGGCTGAAAGTGCCTATATTCTGCATCGAAAAGCTCAATGTCGCTTATGGCTATGGTGCCAGTGTTTCCGGTAACCTCAAATATCTCCCATAGATATGATTGGCAATACGGTAGCTTTCCTATACATATTAGTTTTCCATCAACAAATGCTCGCATCTGGTTTATCGTAAATTCAAGATATAAAACAAAATCTGTAGCTGGAGCGAATGCAAAAGGAGCAATATCTTCACCAATTGTAAGATCTTTTAATGGTTTTGCCTTGATCTGTGTAGGCGTAATGTCAAACCATCCGTTCAGTGCGTTTCCAATTCTAAGTACACTGAATGAAGCACTATAGCTAAAGGTAAATTTGAGCGCAAAATCCCTGCTTATCTTCCATGTATTTATTTTAACGCCAGAAGTAGCACTGTCCAAAGTGAAAGAGTTAAGTCCTATTGGGGTAGCGTTCAATACCGGATCGATTGCATACCCAAAAACAGAGGGCTTTAATGTAAGTTCGTTAAAGTCTGTTCCAAAAACTTTTGTATTGTACTGCCTTGCAACATCTATCTGGTATTGTTTAGTGTGCCTACCCAATAGATTTTGGAAGCTCTGTATATGGAATTTTGCCAATCTATAGCTGAATGCCTGGGCGGATGTATAGTTTGGCGTTGGAGTTGTCAATACTACGGTTTCCGGAACTTTTGCCCACGTTGCTATAATATTATTGATGGTATCCATAGTCTGGATATATGTTTCACTATCATTCATTCCAAGTGAGTTGATCAAAAGATCAGGCTCGAGGCTTTCTATTTCCTGTAGCCACGTAAGATTTTCATTTGCAGGCGTCCTGAACCTTGAACTGTTCGGCAATGATAAAAGCGTGTTGTCGTAATCTTCTGTTAATGCACCACCTATAGCTCGGTTATAAAATAAGATGTCTTTATCTGGAAAATATTCCCTTAAAAGAGCTAGAAAATAATCTGGCCATGAGTTGGTCGAATTACTCTGATCGACGCCACTTTCATAATATTGACCTGGGAAATCATAACCAATATCTATACTGACACCAAAAAGAACGATCACAAATGGATTTGAGTTGTTTTTAAGCCTGGTAAGTTTTAGTTTTCTGAACTTATTGATATGTCCCTCCAATGATCCACCAAAAGAACCTGTCTCTGTAGAATAACTTCTGAAATCGGTACTGCCAATCCTTCCGTTTCCAATAAAAAGAACATTGTTGGCCTTATATGATATTGGCGTTGCCGAATAGTAGTCAACATCTATGTTTAGATATCTATAGCTGTTATCATAACAATAATCTATAGCTTCATTCAGGGATGGAAATACAGAAAGCCTTGGTATTAGCGTATCTGCATCAGGAGTAACAAGAAGTTTTTCCCCTTCTTCTCCAAGGTTTATAAAAAGTTGTTGGTTTGAAGCATCAAACTTCATTTGGTTTCCCGCTGGATCTGTCGCCATTTTTTCTTAAAGTAAAAGTGTTCCTAAATATAATTAATTTTTATTGTATACGTGTTTGTTGTTGGATCTGGAAATCCATACAGTTTGCCCGACTGCAACATCGATGGTGATATCCATACTGGATCTCCTCCACTTATGGTATAGTTTGCAGACCAAACCCTTGTTATATCCAATTCAGGAACAGTTATATAGAATGATGGAGAAGTCCCCAAAACGTCTGAATTTGTCTTGGTTATTGAACTTGGAGAACTTACATTATCTATATATTGCTTATTTGGTATATCAAGCGGATCGTCAAAAGTAGGCGAAGAATCATACCTAAACTTACCTCCAACACGAATGAAACCACTTATAGGTGATATCCTAAAAAATTCTACTAATCTTGCCTTTATATCGTATGCCATTTTTTATGCGTTGTTGAATATTCTTAAAGGTGAAACATACCCTCCTATCGGTCTTGGATATGGGTTATCGTTTGGAGAAGGGAAAAGATCTGCGTAAGCAGCGCCAACACCATCAAGCATAGGAATTGAATTTGGACCAGACTGTACAATGTTTACTAGTAATGTACTGCTAGGCATTCTTAAAGACTGCCCATAGATTAAAATATTAGATCCGCTACCAAAATCAACATCCAATGAAACTACTGCATTTGAAGCTGATGTATAATCTGTTTTTAGTCCAGTTAAGTTCTGTATAATTACCCCAACATCATAGCTCACTACCGAGTTTGTACTGTCTGTTGAACCACCTGCACCAATCGCGGTAACCTTGTATGTTCCGGCATCTGTTGATCCGAAATTGGTAATAGTTAATGTAGAAGTTGTCTCTCCAGAAATAGAAATTCCATCTTTATACCATTGGTAACCTGTTGTATTACTTGCTGAAGTGGAAAGAGTTAATGTATTGCCCTCAACTATTGTAAGTGTTGTTGTTGGTTGTAACGTAAATACTGGTGCCGGTGGTGATGGCGGAGGCGATACGGCCAAGCCAACTTTATACGCGGTAATTGCCATTGTTGGTGGCGGACTAGGGTGGTTTGGGTTTGTAAAGCCGGTTATTGCGCTTCCCATAAAATCATATCCTACGGTTATCTGCTCGCTTGACGAAGTATAATCGATACGGGCAATCCAAACAACTTCTCCAGCACTTAACGGATATGGGTAGTACATACCTCCGAAACCGTCACCTATCAGGTCAGCATCAGTAAATGGTATTGGCGTAACTGGCGTACCTCCTGCGCCTATCAAAGCAGAAACAGTTGCAAGATCCGGAATACTTTGTGGATCTGTAAAACTTCTTGCGCTATTATACCTTATTTCATCTTCTACACTTATAAAACCGCCTCCGATTGCCCTTAGTACGGTAATACGTATCAGATCATATATCGCTTCACGTATTGCCATTAGTCAACCAATTTAAATATGTAAAGTGAAACAACTGATTTAGGTGTAACATCGAAAAGACCACCGTCTCCCATGTTATCTGTTTTCCCTAATGTTGCTGCACTTGCGCCTTTTCTTGCCTCATAAGCTAAATCTCCCCCGCCTGTTCCTGCCCTTGCAACCCTTGTGTTTGAGGCAACTGTATCGCCCGGACTTGCGTTAACATCAGCACTCATCGTAAACAAGGCTTCAGCAGGTAACGCCGATCTAGGTATCAGCTTTTGGTTTGCGCCAATGATAGTCCCTAAAGTAGCGTAGTTTGAAATGATATCTGCTGTTTTAATCTGTTGGAAATAAGCATTATCAGCGTCGATAGTTCCATTAGTACCAAGAATACACCACTTAGTCCATTTTGTATTAGCCTTACCTAAACCAGTTGACATATCCCAGTTCAGTAGGAAATCGCCTGGACTTGGTTCAAGCCAATTTATGATAGCTCCAGCACCTAATTCTGTTGATGCACCTCCACCACCACTAATTGGAATCGGCAAAGCGTCAAGCTGTTTCCAGATTAACCAGATAGAAACATTATCTCCTGATTGAATACCCGAAATATAAACAGTTGTAGATGTAAGAAACAGCCAATTCAACTGTAATGAGTTGGCCGTTTGGTTAAGTACAATAGTTCCAATTTCGCTACCGTTTGGCGTTGTTCCAAAATTAAGCGTAATTGGGTTGTTTGATATTCGATAAATCGCAATCGCTTCGAGCAAAGAATTAAAGGTAAACAAACCTGTTACATTAAAATCTGCTCCCGAATTTAAATAAGGTGTAACCACTTGATTAGGTGTATAAGTCTGATTGGGTAAATTCCCTGCTGTTACAAATCTAAGAAAATTATTTGTAACGGGTTCTATATCTATCGAGCCACCAATAAAATTATTATCGGTATTGTTTTCTACTTCAAATTCAGAATCCTGTATCGGTTGATAAGGCACTCCATCGATTGAAATCTGATCACATTGGGTAATTATGTTTACCTTATCAAGAAACTTATTTGGAACTCCCCATTTGTAGCCAATCTTCAAAGAGAATTGACGGTATGCAATAGAATTAAGTTGGGTTAGGTTTCGTATCTGATCATTGTAAACATCCCTATCGTTCTTTGGCTTATAATCGCCAATCCATCCCTCAACACGGTAATTAAATTCAAATCCTGTATCGAAAACAACTGAATAATCATTTGTAGAATTTTTGTAGGTAAATAAAACCGTATTAGGCCATTCATCGGCTACATCAATTGCTTCTGCTTCAAATTGATCCTGTTGGATTACGAACCTACCAACACCTAATGTAGTGAAAGGATATGATATCTCGTAAATTCCATATGTTGGATAGTCTGGAAGCGTAATTGCACTTAAAACCCATGGAACGGTATCGGCAATTGACTGATCTAGATTGTAGATAACCAGATCATTTACCGGTGCTTCTGCAATTAATTGAAGCTTAAGTGTGTCTGACAGTTGCCATTTTTGGAAGTAGCATTGTTTAGTCTGCCAATCCTCTAACTGCGCCCCTGCAAAATTACCGTCAAATCCATTGTTAATATTTGCTGTATCAACAAAGCATAACGGCAATAGCAATGCGGGTGTCATTATCATATCGCTAAAGGTAGCAAAGAAGTTACAAACTAGCAAATAGATTTTTTGTAGGTTTGAATATGGAAATTACAGAGGTTTCATTAAAAAAAATTGGCTTCGTTGGGTATTGGTATCCGGGCGAAGGATGGTGTGGTAAACATAAAAGTGGTTTATCTATTATCTTTCCACATAATATACTTAATTTTCAAAATGGTGAAAAAGTTATAATTAATAATTTGGAAGAATTAATATCAATAATTAAAAAATATGATTGAAGGAATAGTTTTAATGAACGACCCCACAAGTGAAGATGAAGATTTATCTGGTATTGTTGAAGTTATATTAGATAATGGTTTTAAGGTTGCTTTTTGGCAATTAGGTTTATCAGAATATGAATATATTAAAAGAGCAAACGAAATATACAATTTAGAAAATAATTAATAGTAAAAGAAACCTAAGAATTAGGTTGTATCGTTTCCTGCTTCACAAGCATTTAAACACGACAAGACGCGGACTATTATTTAAATTTTTTTACGGCAATAAACTAAAATCAGTTGCCAACAATTTCAAAGTCTGTTCTGTATTTCCCGCCAAATCAACTGGTAATTCCAAAATATAACCGCTTGCAATCGTTCCATTGTATTCAAATGTTACGTAACCGAATGGATTGCTATCTATCAACTGCATTGCGTTTCGTGGTAGTTTGCAGGTAATATTGAAAATGTAAGGTTGAAAATATTTACCAGTTAAATCAGAAACACGTATCGGTTTATCCTCATCTACAACCTGACCATTATTGACAACTACTATATTTGCGTTCTTTTCTGCGCTTCCAAATTCAATGAAGCGGGGATTTAACCTGTCCAATATCGAACGGAAAAAGCCTGAATGGTTTAATAGATTATGCTTAGGAGAAAGTAAAAGGTTGTATGCAGACAACGGAAAAGTTAACCCCGTAACGCCTGATAACTGAATTCCCAATATTGGCGTAAAATTACCATCTCCATTAATCGGGTTGCAATCGATCATAAACGTATCGTTATCACTTTTATTATCTGAAGTAGCTGTTTTACTGATATTGAATTGAACCCTTAGCTGCTCGATGCCGTATTGATCGGCACGAACCGGACTAACCATATTTATTTCTTTCTGTAAAGCTGTAATTGGTAAACCCCAGACATGTCCGCTATTGTATTCTTCACGGCCATCATCAGCATCAGTATTGCCGTCATCATATCCAATCTTCAATGAATTACCCAAAAGTTCTTCAGCATTATCCTGTGAAAAATTCTTAACGCTTCCTACATCCATAATCTGGATATTACGAAAAAATGAATATGTTTCTTCTAGCTTAAACTTTCCAGTGTCTGTACCAAAACCAACATCGTTGATAGAGTAGAAACATTGGTAAAGATCTTTAAGTGAAATCTTAATCTTTGCGTCGGTTATCTCACGTATTGCAGAACCTGAAGTGAATATCAGATCTTTTCTAACAGTCTTTAAAAATACGCTATCAAATACAGTTGACGGGCTGACCCTTGAAAGTACACGTTTCATTAAATCAAAAGAACGCAACCCTTTACAGTTGGACGGATCACTAACACTCGAATAGCTTATATATATTTCTCCCTCCGATACACTTAGATATGGAATACTGGGCGATTGATCTGCTCTTGAATAGATATACAGTCCTTCCCCTTGTTGCAATGTATATGTAAAATCAAAAGCAACATCAAAAACCAATGGGGTTGTAGTTTGGCTTGTACCTACAAAAACCTGTTTAATCGGATTATAGCCTACACCCAAAGTTGAGCATATCAAAAGCTCACATATACGGCTTGGAGCAAAAGAAGTGTTAGGGGCAATAAATCCTTTCATGTTACCACGAATACGAATAGTTTGACCTCCAGCCCTTTCGCATCTGGCAAAATAATCTCCACCGAAATTATCGCTATCAGCAGCATTCCTTTGGTTTGTATTTACTGCCGTTAAGAACCCTGAACCAAAACCGTTTGTAGTCAAGTCCATACCAATAGTAAATCTTTTTGCTACGTTAAAATCAGTCCTATCTACATATTTCGTTATCCAAATACTTTCCTCTTTAAACTGGACTCCTGGCAATACGATATTAACTACATCGGAACCGACAAGATCAAATTCATATACAATACCCTCTTTAGCCTTTATATCTTTGCCTATGCCAGTTTCCAAAAGCATGATGTTTACTGCTTTGCCAACCGGATTATATTTACTAAAGTCAAGGTCTGATCTGAATATGGTTTCGTAGTCCCATAATGATTTACGCTGTTCAACCTCTAACCTTACGCCTGCTTCGATGCCATATTTATCAAATGCAATCTTTAGTATCTGCGCTCCATCCTTAACGAACTGTAACGGCAAACTAAGCGAACGGATAATCCCGAAATAGGACATATCCCTTTGAAACTTACCGATTGTTTCCTTATCCCATCCAACTGGAGCAAATACAAGTTCTGTCCGTACATTGTCGAGTGTTAGGTAATACCGAAACTTATTGCCCATTAAATTCATTAGTTCCTGCTAAAGTTTCTGCTAATATAGTTATTAATCTTGCCCATTCTTGCCGATTGGTGGCTAAATCCTTTTTCGGTAATCTGAGTGGATGCTACTTTAATCTTTCCAACTGCTTTTTTAATCTCGCTACTACTACGTTTGCTCTCCGCAATCAATCCGCTTACATCCCAACTATTACCAGCAACATCGTGTCTATCTGGTTTGGCCAATAAACGTTTAGTTTCTGGAGCAGATACGAATTTAGTTCCCTTCCTAACAAATCCAATCTCTGGAGTATCTTTGGTTAACGATGTTCTGCCGTCGGGATCAATACGCAATTCCTGACCATGGCCATATTCAGCCAAACCATCTTTAGCCATAGTTCCGCCCTTCGCAAACTTTGGTATTGGCTGAGCTAAAACGGTAGCTGCCTGAATTGCACCCAAAGCAATGATTCCTGGGATTACAAAAGCCCCCAATACTCCTGTTTGAGCCAATGCCTTACTGATAGCAACGGCAGTATTAATTGCAATCTGGCCCAATGCGAATACTTTATCCGCAACCGCTTGTTTGCGTTTCTGTTCACGGATACGGGCATCAATAGCCAATTGAGCCTGTTCGCCCTGTGCCTGAATAATAGCGGTCTGATCCGCTTTTTCTTTTTCGGACAACATGCTTTCCGCAACATTCTCTAGCTGTAAGTCAGTTGCAGATTGCCTAGCTTCCTTTTCTTTTTCGAGGTTGGCAATATTTGTATCGAAAATCTGTGACGTTAATCCACGTGTAAAATCGAATACTCCCAAAGCAACCTCTTTAATGGCTTCTGCATTCTGTTTTTCGGCTTCTAAACGTTTTTTATTGCTCGCATCGATGCCCTGTAGTTCAGTATCTTTTGCCTTTAAAATCAGTGCTGACAAATCAGCTTGCTCTTTAGTAACATCTGCACCTTGCGCCTTTCTTACCTCAATAAGCTTTTGAGCCTGTTTAATCTGCTCATCTAATTCTTTAAGATTGTATTTACGGGTAATTTCAAGTCTGGCTAAATCTAATGCTTCCTGTGCCTTTTCAGAGTAATCGCCTTTTTTCTGATAGTTATTGATTAAAGCTGTTATCTCTTCATTACGCTGTTTTTCGATAACATTTAAAGTCTGTTGACCCTGAATTAAACGGATTCGCTCAGATTCACTAGCTTCGAAAAGAAGTATTTTTATAGTTTCTTCGCTTGATTTTTTGTTGGCCGTATCTTTTTTATTATTGTAATCGGCATCTACCTTTAGTTTCTCATCAGCAGTTAATTTTTTGCCCTTAATTTCCTTTTGTTGCTCTAGTCTTGCAATCTCATTTGATACATTGGTAAAGTTTCTAAGTGCATCTAGCCTTGTTTGTTGGCTGAAATTCTCATTTTTAAACTGATCCTCGTAAACCTTTTGGATATCCTTATTGGCATCAATCTGAATTTGTATCAGAGCAGCAGCATCTTTACGCGCCTGAATTGCGGGATCAACACCTTTTTTCTTTTTTTCTTCCTTAACATCCACCAACCCATTAAACCCATACTTTTTAGCTATATCAGCAGCCTGTTGTTGGAATTTACGGGCAATAGCCAACTGCTTTTCTTGCGACTGTTGACCATCTTTAATTCTCTGCTCATTTTCACGCTTTAAATCTTTGGTTAAAATCTTTCTTACAGCTTCGCCCTCTTTATCTCCTTTTATTACAAAGTCGGTTTGTTGCCTAATTAAACGCTGTTCATCTTCCTGCGCCTGTTGCGCTGCTTTTACAGCTTCCTGTGCTGCGTTACTTAGTGATAATTGAGCAGCAGCCTTTAGTAACGTAAATTGTATATAGGCATCTGCATTCTTATTCAGTGCGATTTCGGCTGCATCCAATGATTTAACTTTGCCGGTTGTTTGTCCTATGGTTTCGTTATACTGCTTAAGCACAACTTCTTTATCTATAAATCCTTTTCTAGCTAGGTCAATATTTATGCGTAGTTCGTTTACGTTTTTAACGGCATCGGCATAAGCACCGCCCTCTAATGATTTATTTAGATTTTCTTGCGTTGCCTGTGCCTGATTTGTTTTTTTGCTGAATAGATCTAAACCTTCTACTAATTTGGCAATACCTTCGTAAGCGACACCAAACAAACCAGCAATACCAATTCCAGGCAAGATCATTGCAAGCGTTCTTAAACCACTAAAAGCCCTTGTAAAGGCATTTCCGTAGTTACCAACATTTCTTTGTGATTTTCCTAAATTCTTTTCAAGTGTTAAAACCTGATCATTTAACTGAGGAATTGTTTTACTTAACCTTTGACCGAATGGACTTGCTCTTTCTTCTACCGTTAAAAGTGAATAAGTTTTTTGCAACCTAGCTAAAGCCAATTGACGCTGTTCCAAACTTCCTTTAACCGCATTTCCCTCTTTGGCTTGGGCAACTAGGTTTAATCGATCAATCTTAGCTAACTGATTGGCTTTTTCCTGCTCTAGGTTTGATAGCTTTTTTGCCTTTGTCGTTTGTTCGGTAACAACATTAGTTCTGCCTCTTGCGGTAGCTTCATTTGCCTGTGCCCCTGTAATCTGTGTGCTGTTGGCTAATTCTTGGGCTGATATTTCTGCTTCTTTCTGCGCTCTAGCTACCTCAACCGATTCAATCTGTTTGATACGGGCAATCTTGGCATTGTCTTTAGCAATCTGTTGCGCTTCAATAGCATCTTTTTTTGCCTGTCTTGCAGTTTCAGCATTGGCATCCTTTACCCTTTGTGCTTCTATTTTTTCCTCAATCTGTTGGGTACGCAAAAGGGACTGCTTCAATTTTTCTTGGGCAATAGCAGCAGCATCGGCACTTTTGGCAAAATCTCCCATGCCTTTTGACTTGGCCATTACATCATTTAAGGCTTTATAACCTACGATGTTATCCTGCAAAACCAAATAAGCCTTTTCAAGCTCTTCACGTGTTTTGATTACGCTATCGATCCCGACTTTGGAAACAATCTCTTTAACGTCAACTCCTGCCATTATACTTTTTGTTTAAGGGTTTTCTTTAGTGCAATATACTCCATGGTGGATATTTTACGGCTGTCAAACTGGAAATGTTCCCGCATTATTGCGAGTTCTTCCATATAATCCATTTCGGTTGCCTTTGCCTGTTCGACCTTGGCAATCGATTGGTATTCCTGCAAAACGGTTTCATATTGGATAACGTACGACTTCGCTTTGTTGGCCGTGGTTACCAAGTCTTGAGCAATAGTTTCATTGGTAAACGGTAGAAATACACCAGCCAACTTTTTTAACGTGTCTATGGTAATCTTAAATGGAGTAACATCTTCAACCCTGCTCAATAGATTTATACATTCTTGGATTAGGTTAATTTTATTCCTTAAAACCTGTATTTCTTTGATCAGTCCAAAAATATGCGTACCCTGTTGGTCTTGGCTTAGTTCGGTGTACTCCATGAATATATCATCCCAAACCGCCTGCAAATCTGGTTTTAATCGCCATCCATCCTTATCGCTAAGCAATTGGTTCAAATCATCCTTAGTCAAGCACTTGATGAAGTTGAGCAATGGCAGTTCTGAACAGTTGGCGTAGGTTTTGCGGTAAAGGATATTCATATTTCAAATGTAACGAAAATAATATATAAAAGATAAATACCTATTTTGTATGTTTGTCTTGAGAGCGTTAATGAGCGGGTATTCAATTAATTTTGGTATCCGTTTTTTATTTTCTTATATTGTACTTGCATTGTCGTAGGTGCATGAATTAACAGAAAGAAATTTTAAGACCTTGCAGAGTAGAGACTACGACCTCGAAATGCAAGGTTTTTGTATTTATGAGAATATTAACAGAAAAAGCAAAGAAAAGATTAAAAATGTATTACGTTTTGCGTGATATGAAAACAAGATGTTATAATCCAACAAACAAAAGATACCATAGATATGGAGGTAGAGGTATTACTATTTGT